CTGCTACGTTGTGGCAAAGGCGAGAAAAAACGTAGCAAAACGTAGCACACTCTTTAGAGTGCTACGTTGCTACGTTTTCGATGCGGGACGATTTTACGTCGAAGGTTTCATCCTAGGGAGAATGTGCAAGAAATGTCACAATGTGAAAAGTCGGTTGAAGAAAAGAAAGTAGGTGGTCGGCGCGAAGGTTCGGGTCGCAAACCGTTTGTGCCGTCCGATAAGGATCGCGTTCTTGCCGAACAGTTAGCCACATGGGCTGTGCCGGAAAAGCATATTGCCTCGCTGATTGGCGATGACGGGATCGATCAGATGACGCTACGCAAGTATCTGAGCGAAGAGATTGAACGCGGCCGCGCCAAAGCGTCGATGGGTATCGGTTCAACGCTGTATCAGAAAGCCATGGCTGGCGACGTAGCGAGTCTGATCTGGTGGACGAAAACCCAGATGCGCTGGGCTGAACAACCTAAGGTGATCGAGATCAGCGGTCAGATCAGCATCACGCAAGCGCTGGAAGAAGCGGCGCAGCGCGTGATCGAGGCTGAAATCGTGGAGGTTGACGAGCCCTTGCAGCTAACGAATGATCCGAGCCCAAGCGTAAAAAAACCCTCCGAAGAGGGTTTAAAGATCGAGAATGATGCAGATCAGAGCGGCGACGAGCGCCGCGACTAGTATCCCCATCTAAACGGCCTGAATATTCAGATTGGATTCTTCCAGGCCCTTTTCCTGGCAATAGTCAGCGTGATCAATAAAACCGTGGCGAGCGCAAAATAGGTCAAGCGCTTCGGGCAATGAATCAGCGATGATGGTTGTCTTTGAGTGTTGGCCGTCTGCCCATACGTTGAAAAGCATGTTATCCCCTGGGTTACTTGCAAATGGCGTCAATCAAAATGACTGACGCAACGACGATATAGATTGCGAGTGCGAGATCAAGGTAGTTTTCAAGCTTCATGGTGCCGCCCGAATTGGAATAACGCGACGAGCGATCGAATCGGCTTTTTTGGCACGTGTACCATGCGCCAAGAATCCGACGATTACCTTACGGTTTGCACGCTGGCACAAACCACACGAATAACACGTAACATCGTCGCGCAATTGGGCTGGGCAAATGACGATTGTGCGCCCCTGTGGTGTCGTGGTTTTCTTTGGCGTATCCAATGGGACGACGACAGCAACGGGCAGACCGTGAACGGCCAGCTGATCAGCATGGCCCGCATCGTCGGCCGACAGATTGACCGTAAACCCGTGTTTTGTAGCGTACCGGGCAAACTTGATCGCGCGGTCAGAGTGTTTGTGAGTGTACGTAAACCCGCGTTTTCCGCGATTTGCATGGATTAGACGCGACATCGTCAGACCGTCAATTTCTTCTCCGACGCCAGGAAGATCGCCAGCCACATTGTGGCGCCAAAGGGTATTTTCGGGAAGCTTGGCGATTTTGCTCGCGATTTGTTCCACATCAGAACCACGCATCGGAACCTTGTCCCAGACCATGCGAGTGTGAAACCCGGCATCAGCGTAGCAGGATTCTTTTTGGCCGCACGATGGTGGACAAGTGCCGCGCTCCGAATACGTTACCGGAATTGGCCCGGTTTTGACGTTACTAGATTTCGCGACGAAATGGATCTTCATATTGTGTTGCTCCCTTGTTAAAACGGCCAAACCAGCCGCATCAGCAGTTTGTCAAGTCGTGCAACACGCAACAATGCGACACACTGTCGCAGGGTAAACCCCTATTGACGATCAATCGTCCATGTGCTCGCGTCATCTTGGCGCGTCGCCGTGTTAACCTAGACGCAAGGCAACGTCCAAGTCGGCAAGGCAAGGGCCGGGTAGGGCCGACGGCGACCGGTCACGGTGACGGTGGCCCCAAACAAAATTTTTATTTTTTATGCAAAAACCCAAATTTTCCGCTGAAGAAGAACAAACGCTCATGACGCAACTGTGGTCATCTAAGTTGAAGGATGATCCGGAAGCCTTTGTTTTTTTTGCATTTCCTTGGGGCAAAGAAAACACGCCGCTGGCTAAGTTCAAGGGGCCAAGGGGCTGGCAACGTGATGTGCTGCGCCAGATCACAAGCCACATCAAAGCCAATCAGGGTGCGCTGGACATGGATGCGCTGCGGCTGGCGGTGTCCAGCGGGCGCGGTATTGGCAAGTCGGCGCTGGTGAGTTGGTTGATTTTGTGGATGCTGACCACAAGGATTGGCTCGACGGTGATTGTGAGTGCCAACAGTGAGGCGCAGTTACGGTCGGTGACCTGGGGTGAGTTGACCAAGTGGCAGGCAATGATCATCAACAATCACTGGTGGGAGATTAGTGCGACAAAGTTGGTGCCAGCGCAGTGGATGACGGAGTTGGTTGAGAGGGATTTGAAGAAGGGTACGAGGTACTGGGCTGCGGAGGGCAAGTTATGGTCTGAGGAGAACCCAGATTCGTATGCTGGGGTGCACAACCATGACGGAATGATGCTGATATTTGACGAGGCCAGCGGTATTCCAGACCCGATCTGGGCGGTGGGTGCGGGGTTTTTCACGGAAAACATTCTGGATCGCTATTGGTTTGCGTTTAGCAATCCTCGGCGCAATCAGGGGTACTTTTTTGAGTGTTTCCATTCAAAGAGAGACTTTTGGAAGTCAAAACAGATTGATTCGCGCACGGTTGAGGGTACGGATAAGCGGATTTACGACCAGATTATTGAGGAATATGGCGAGGACAGTCAGCAGGCCAAGGTTGAAGTGTATGGCGAGTTTCCTGCGACGGGGGATGATCAGTTTATTGGGCCAAATCTGGTTGAATCGGCCATGAAACGGCCAAAACATGGCGATCAGACGGCGCCGGTGGTGATTGGGATTGACCCGGCGCGGGGTGGATTGGATTCCACGGTGATTGTGGTGCGCCAGGGCCGTGATTTGGTGGCGATTAAGCGGTATAAGGGTGAGGATACGATGTCGATTGTGGGGCGGGTGATTGAGGCAATTGAGGATTACAAGCCCACATTGACGGTAATTGATGAGGGTGGGTTGGGTTATGGGATACTTGACAGGTTAAATGAGCAAAGATATAAGGTGCGTGGGGTAAACTTTGGCTGGAAGTCAAAGAATCCGGTAATGTGGCAGAATAAGCGCTCGGAGATGTGGGGCGCTATGCGGGATTGGCTGCGTGGCGCGAGTATCCCGAATGACCGGCAATTAAAGGATGATTTGACTGGGCCGATGAAAAAGCCCAACTCATCTGGGTCGATTATGCTGGAGAGCAAAAAAGAGATGCGCTCGCGTGGTTTGGCTAGTCCTGATGCAGCGGATGCGTTGGCGGTGACATTTGCCTTTCCCGTGGCGCATAGAGAGTATACTGAAAAGGCTAGGACATTGACAATGAGTCAAGGGTCTGCCGTATCGTCTAGTTGGATGGGTTCATAATGCTCAAGAAATCAGCAACCCCTAAAGCATTCAAAGAAAACATTAAGACTGAGGTAAAGGCCGGTAAGCCTGTCAAGCAGGCGGTGGCAATTGCTTACTCGGTCAAGCGGCAGGCTGCGGCGAAGAAGAAATGAAGAAACCCGGCCTATACGCCAATATCCACGCCAAACAGGAACGTATCAAGGCCGGTTCTGGCGAGAAGATGAACAAGGTTGGTAGCAAAAATGCGCCGACTGCCAAAGATTTTAAAGAATCCGCTAAAACTGCCAAGAAAAAGTGATGCCTAATTACACCTGGTCTGAATTAGTTTAAGTAAATAATGTCTGACTACACAGGTATCAACGCAGTAGGCAACGTAGCACTTGGCGGCAAAGCCAAGCGTAGCGACACGGATGTACTTTCGACGGCGCGGGATCGTTTGTCTATGGCGATTTCGGCGTATTCCGAGAGCCGTGAGGATGAGTTAGACGATCTGCGCTTTTATGCAGCATCGCCGGATAATCAGTGGCAATGGCCTGCGGATGTTCTGGCAACCCGTGGTGCGGTGCAGGGGCAGACGATCAATGCGCGGCCATGCTTGACGATTAACAAGTTGCCGCAGCACGTTCGGCAGGTGACCAATGACCAAAGGCAGAACCGTCCCAGCGGCAAGGTCATCCCGGTGGACGATAACGCTGATGTCGAGGTCGCCGAGATATTTAATGGAATTGTGCGTCACATCGAGTACATCTCGGACGCAGATGTTGCCTATGACACCGCTTGCGAGAACCAAGTTAGTTACGGTGAAGGTTACATCAGGATTCTCACCGAATATTGTGATGAGAACTCGTTTGATCAGGATTTGAAGATCGGGCGGGTGCGTAATTCGTTTTCGGTTTACATGGATCCACTGATTCAAGACCCTTGCGGTGCGGATGCGAAGTGGTGCTTTATCACTGAGGATTTGAGCCAAGAGGAGTATCACCGGCAGTTTCCTAATGCCTCGCCCGTATCTACATTGGAGACACTGGGTGTTGGGGATCAGAATTTAAGCCAGTGGCTCAATACCAATACGATTCGGATTGCCGAATACTTTTACATTGAGTATGACCGCGCCACATTGAACCTTTATCCTGGCAACGTGACGGCATTTCAGGGCACGCCTGAAGATAAGCAGTTGCGTGCTCTGTATGGCAATCCCAAGCGCTCGCGCCAGGCCGACCGTAAGCGGGTGAAGTGGTGCAAGATTAACGGCTACGAGATTCTTGAGGAGTCTGACTGGGCTGGGCAGCATATCCCGGTTGTGCGGGTGATTGGCAATGAATTTGAGGTTGAGGGCAGGATTTATCTGTCTGGCCTGGTGCGTAATGCCAAAGACGCCCAACGGATGTACAACTATTGGGTAAGCCAAGAGGCAGAGATGCTGGCGCTGGCGCCCAAGGCACCGTTTATTGGGTATGGCGGCCAGTTTGAGGGTTATGAGACCCAGTGGAAAACGGCCAATACGCAGAACTGGCCGTATTTGGAAGTTAATCCTGATGTGACGGATGGCTCGGGTTCAATCCTGCCATTGCCGCAGCGTGCCCAGCCTCCGATGGCATCGAGTGGGTTGCTGCAGGCCAAAGCCGGTGCATCTGAGGATTTGAAGGCCGCGACCGGGCAATATAACGCCAGTTTGGGCATGACCAGCAACGAGCGATCGGGCAAGGCGATTCTGGCCCGCCAGCGCGAGGGTGATGTTGGGACGTACCACTATCAAGACAACTTGGCGCGTGCGGTGCGTTATGTGGTGCGTCAGTTGGTTGATTTGATTCCCAAGATTTACGACACGCAGCGCATTGCGCGGATTATTGGGTTGGATGGCGAGACCAAGATGGTCAAGATTGATCCAATGCAAGAGCAGCCAGTCAAGAAGATCATGGATCAGACCGGCGTTGTGGTTGAGAAAATTTACAACCCCGGTGTTGGTAAGTACGACGTTGTGGTGGCAACTGGCCCAGGTTATGCGACTAAGCGACAGGAAGCCTTGGAAGCAATGGCGCAGTTGCTACAAGGCAATCCGCAGCTTTGGACTGTGGCGGGCGATCTGTTTGTCAAGAACATGGATTGGCCTGGGGCGCAGGAGATGGCAAAGCGGTTTGCCAAGACGATTGATCCCAAGTTGCTTGAGGATGGCGACGATAATCCGGCGTTGCAGGCCGCGCAGCAACAGATGCAGGCGATGGGTCAGGAAATGGAGCAAATGCACCAGATGCTCCAGAACGTGGGCAAGTCCATTGAGATGCAAGAGCAAGAGCGCAAGGACTTTGAGGCCAACATTAAGGCATATCAGGCCGAAACCCAGCGCATTAGCGCGGTGCAGGCCGGTATGACTGAGGAACAGATTCAAGATGTGGTGATGGGCACCCTGCACGGGATGATCACCTCGGGTGATCTGGTTGGTGAGATGCCGGGGCGTGAGCCTATTGAAATGATGCCAGAAGGTCAAGAATACCAAGGGATGCCGCCACAATGAAAGTCGCTGATTTTGTTGGAATGTTGTTCCTAGCCCGTGATGTGGCGCATTCGGTGCATTTGAATACGCGC